ACTTGCTATCACATATATATGTGCTATTAATAGTATTAACAAAGGAGAAAAAAAATGATGACAACTAAATATAAATGGACAAGCACAACAATACCAGAAGTAAAATCTGCAGCTGAAGGATTAGTGAAAGATGCTATTAAAGACGGTTGGTCTTGGGATATACTATGTGACGGTGATTATCTTTGCAAGGATAGTAAAAACTTTGATGAAGTGATGGAGAATATTCATGCAATTGATGGACCAGTAGAAGCACACATAAATAAAGAAGGACAGAAGTCTGATTGGTGTAACTTTGTAATGTTTAATGGTGAACCAGATTGTGAAGTATCTGATTGTATAGTTGATGGATACATTGACAAGTGGTGTGATCGTACTGATTACGGACAAAAATAATTAGCATTTCTTGTAGCCCTCTTCGGAGGGTTACTACAAGTGCTAGGTGCTTTAAGCGAAAGTAAACAAGTTGTCTTGACGAAGACGGTGTAGTGTTAGGCGAGTAGTACGAGTTGTACTTGAGTACATAGTTAGCGAAATTGATTAATGCAGACGTTAAAAAGAAATTTTGCGATAAAGTAGTGAAGCTATGTGCTACCAAACTTTTAAGTGGTGTGTAAAGGTAATACTAGTTTAGTACACTTAATTAGGAACGAACTAATTGCAGACCAGATTCCTAGCCACAACATAACAATAGGAGAAAATAAATGAGCAGATTTAAAGATCACTTAATGGAAAAAGAAGAACAATTAGATGAGCAGATTATCTTTATGAATAAAATGATTAACAATACACAATCAGTTATTGATAAATCAAATGACACTTGGGTAATCAGATATTGGACTAATGTTCGTAATACATTACAAGAACAACAAGAAGATTTACAAAAACAAAAGACAGGAATTAGTTATTGATATTCCTTAAACAATCGTTTAAGGTTGTGGTGTCACTCACTAAATGTGACTATCCTTTGTTGCACCTAGTAGCGTCATTTCTGCTAGGTGCTCTTACTTTGAGTAGGAAGCTATGGAAAAGAATTTATGGAAGTCGCTTAACACGATACACAAGACAGAAAGCACTTGGAATTGTATGAGGGTTGAATCGTCTACAATCAACGGAATCCCTGATGTTCACTGTTGTATTAAAGGTAAGTCTTTTTGGTTAGAACTCAAAGCAAATGATGATAAGAAATTAGGCTTATCCAAATATCAAATACTGTGGCAGTTAGATTATCTTAAAGTAGGAGGTAATGTATTTAACTTAGTTTTCGCCCTCTCACAGAGAGAGCTCAAACTTATCAAACTCGTACCATCTTTGTACTCGTTTTGTTCTGGTAATGTTCCAGAAGTAGAACGGTTCGAAGTGATCGGTGCAAAAAAATATAACCAAGAAAATCTCAGACTTCTAATTAACTTGGCAACTGATTCGTGCCACTAGTTCGCATAACTTGTATTATGTTAAAAAAAAGCGTTTGTTCACGCTTTGTTCTACTTTAGTCGATAAAAAGGACCCAGTGTATTTTTGCAACAGGTCAAGGATTTTTTAAAATTTTTTTAGGGTCGCAAAAATTTATGTTACTAGCGTTGCGTGTATAGGTTAAGTTGAATACATACATATAGAGAGTAAACATATCAATCTTTTTATGTTATAAAAGGTTTATGGTAAAGAGATTACAAAAAAATTCTAATTATGCACAATATGATTTAGACAATGATGGAACAGTGTCTGATGAAGAACTTGAACATATAAAAGAAATAAAAAAATTAGAAGGAGAACTTAGAAAGCATAGAGCTCAAAGAAGGATGGCAACTTACACATTGGTTGGTATGGGTTTGTTTACTGCTATGATGTTTATGCCATTTATGACTACAGAAAAAATTGAGGCTCTAAGTGATATAAGCAATTTGTTTTATATTAGTGGTGCAGGTATTGTTGGTGCATATATGGGTGCTACAGCATGGATGTCAAAAAAGTAATTGATTTTGATAAACACATCAAATGGAAAAAATTACATGGCAATAATCCATATGCTATGGTATTAGATGCTAAATACATTTGGTGTTTCACACAAAAAGACGACCCAGATAATTATACTTTTATGAAACTATTAATTCAGGATCACGCTGTAAATTTTAAATGGGGATTACATAAACAAAAATGTTTCAAAGTTTTTTACCATAGTATTTATGCTTACTTTGTAGCTCCACCAGATATAGTTTATAAAGCAGAATTAAAACAAAATAAAAAAGATAATAAAAAGAAAACAAAAAAAAGTTTTGATAATGATAAAAGTAAAGATAGACTAATTTATTAATGTCTTTAACTCTAAAGGATAGGTTGATATATAATATGACAAAAAAAAGAGACCCTTTAAAAGGAACAGGAAAAAAACCAAAAGGCAGTGGTAGAAGATTGTACACAGATGAAAATCCAAAAGATACAGTGAAAATTAAATTTGCCACTCTATCTGATGCTAAACAAACTTGTGCGAAAATCAAAAGAATTAATAAACCCTTTGCTAGAAAAATACAAATATTAACTGTGATGGAACAAAGAGCTAAAGTTATGGGTAAGTCTGAAGTATCAGCACTAGCTAAAAGATGTAAAGAAGCTATCAGAAGAGAAAACAAAAAATGAGTGTAGACCACTTAACTACAGATAGATTAAGACTAAGAGTTGAAAAAGTTTTTATAGAACATATTAAACTTTGCCAAGATAACTTTTTATATTTTGTTCAAGAGATGTGGCAAGACTTTATGTGTAGAAAAGAAAGAGACAGAAGTAAGTGGGGTCATCATCAAATAATTGCACACGAGTTTTCTAAAATAGCGAATGAGAGAAAAGGAAGGCTCATAATTAATATGCCTCCTAGGCATACTAAATCAGAATTTGCATCTGTGTATTTTCCTGCATGGATTATTGGTAAGTATCCAAAATTAAAAATTATGCAAGTATCTCACAATACAGAATTAGCAGTGCGATTTGGAAGTAAGGTTCGTAACATAATTGATTCTCAAGAGTATAAACAAATTTTTGGAGACGTTAAACTTCGTGAGGACTCCAAAGCAAAAGGTAGATGGGAAACTAATCATGGTGGAGAATACTATGCTGCTGGTGTAGGAGCATCTATCACAGGTCGTGGTGCAGACTTATTGATTATTGATGATCCACATACGGAACAAGACTCAATGTCTGATTTAGCAATGGAACGAGCTTACGAATGGTATACCTCAGGTCCTAGACAAAGATTACAACCTGGTGGTTCAATCTTATTAGTTATGACACGATGGGCAGAAGACGATTTGACTGGTAGATTATTAAAGGCTCAAAAAGAACCAAAAGCAGATAAATGGAAAACAATATCTTTTCCTGCAATCTTACCAGATGGTAAACCAGTTTGGTCAGAGTATTGGGAGAAAGAAGAATTAGAAAAGATCAAAGCATCATTACCTATTAGAAACTGGTCAGCACAATATATGCAAGAACCAACATCTGAGGAAGGAGCTATTCTTAAAAGAGAATGGTGGCAACCTTGGAAAGAAAACAGTATGCCTAATTTAGTTCACGTTATACAAAGTTATGACACAGCGTTTAGTAAAAAAGAAACTGCTGATTATTCTGCCATAACTACTTGGGGAGTATTTTATCCAGATGAGGTAACACCTAATTTAATATTATTAGATGCTATTCGTGGAAAGTATGACTTTCCAGAACTCAAAGTTGTAGCTATGGAAGCATATAAATACTGGGAACCAGAAAGTATTATAATAGAACAAAAAGCAAGTGGTGAACCTTTAACACAAGAATTTAGAAGAATGGGTATACCAGTTATTCCATTTGTACCCAGTAAAGGTAATGATAAATTTACTAGAGTAAATTCTGTTGCACCGATTTTTGAAAGTGGAGCAGTGTGGTTTCCTTATGGAGAAACATTTGCAGATGAGGTGATTGAGGAATGTGCAGCTTTTCCACATGGTTCTCACGATGACTATGTAGATAGCACAACACAAGCTCTGTTACGATATAGACAAGGCAACTTTATTGAATTATACTCTGACTATGTGGACAACGAAGACTTACCACCTAAAGCATATAATTATTACTGAGGATAGTTATGACCAATATTAAAATAAAAAAAATTGACCCCTTAAGTGAAAGATTAGATAAAGCTGGATTAAGAGGAGGATTTGGTAAAAGTAAACCAACTTTAAATAAAAAAGATAAACAAGTGATAGATGCTTTTTACAAAGGCAAAGAAGCAAGTAGTAATAAATTAACTTCAGATGGTAAAACTTTAGTAATAATGGGTTTAGGAAGACAGAATATAGCAAAAAGAGATAAAGGAGAGTTTGGTGATTTTAACATTACAGCTAAACCAAGTGGTAGAACAACACAAAGCATATTAAGATATATTAAAAAAACTTTTCCAAAAGACAGAATTAAAAAAGACGCTACAAAAATGGTAAAGAAAAAAAACAAAGGTGGATTACTTGTTACACCTAAATTAGCAAAAAGAGGGTACTAATGAAAAAAATCAAAAGAAAAATAAAAAAATCTATAAGCTACATTAAAATACAATTTGGTAAGGTAAAGAAAAGATTGTTTGGGAAACTGTGTAAGTGTGGTGACAAATGACACCAGAACAAAGATTACAAAGAGATTATGAAAATTTATTAAAGGCGAAAAAAAAGTCTAAATCCTCTAAACAAAAAATTCTAGAAGATGAGTCTAGAGCTAAAAGAGGACCTGTAATAAAAAAAGAAGAAGTATTAGCAGATAGTTATCAACCTGAAAGTGATGTGGTTGTACCTGACAAAAAAGAAAAAGGTTTCGGTGATAAAGTAGCTATGTATGAATCTATTACTGGTCAAAGTGCGTTACAACCTTTAAGAGATTTAATAGACGGACCTCAAGCTCCAGATATGACTGTACCTGATTTAGTATCAGAAGTTCGTAATAGAGTAGAATTACAAAAACAACAATTAGCTGCTTCACCTAAAATGTATCCTATGTTTTATGAAAGAGCTAAGAAAGGTAAATTTATTAAAGTAAAAACCAAACTTGGTAGAACCAGAAAGACAAAATTATTATGATTGAAGATGAAAACAAAGAAGAGGTCACTGAAGAAACTGAGGGTGGATTAGTAGAAGACGAAGAAGTTAAAGTAGATGTACAAGAACCAACTGATGTCGAAGAGGCACTAGAAGAAGTAGTTGAGGCTCAAAAAGAATTTTTTTCTAACCTAGCTGAAGATATGGATGAAAGAGTTCTTAGTCGTATCAGTGGCGATTTATTGGAAGACTATAAAAAAGATAAAGAGTCTAGAGGTGACTGGGAAAAGTCTTATACATCTGGTTTAGACTTATTAGGGTTTAAGTATGATAATGAAAGTAGACCGTTCCAAGGTGCGAGTTCCGTTACGCATCCACTATTAGCCGAGTCTGTTACACAATTTCAAGCACAAGCGTACAAAGAATTATTACCAAGTGACGGTCCTGTTCGCACACAAGTCGTGGGTGACGTAACACGAGACAAGGAACAACAGGCACAAAGAGTAAAAGAGTTTATGAATTATATGTTGATGGATCAAATGGAAGAATACACTCCAGAGTTCGATCAATTATTATTCTATCTTCCGTTAGCAGGCTCAGCATTTAAAAAAGTATATTACGATGAAGTGATGCAAAGAGCTGTATCGAAGTTTGTACCTGCTGAAGATTTAATCGTTCCTTATTATGCAACAGATTTGAAAGACTGTGAACGTATCACGCACCTCGTAAAAATGAACGAAAACGATATTTTAAAAAAACAAAGAAACGGTTTTTATAGAGATGTAGAAATATTACCTTCTCGAACAGAAGATAGTGAAGTGCAAGATAAATATGATTCTATTGAAGGAGTTACACCAAACGGAGAAAAGGATTATCAGTTTAATGTATTAGAGATACACGTTGATTTAGACTTAGAAGAGTATGCAATTGAAAACGCAGATAAGAATGTAAAGATACCTTACATAGTAACGATTGATGAAGGTTCACAAGAGGTGCTATCTATTTATCGTAACTACGATATGAACGATCCGTTGTTTCAAAGAAAAGAATTTTTTGTACATTACAAGTTTTTACCTGGTTTAGGGTTCTATGGCTTTGGTTTGATCCATATGATTGGTGGATTATCTAAAACAGCTACAGCTGCTTTAAGACAATTATTAGATGCTGGCACATTAAGTAACTTACCTGCTGGTTTTAAGTCACGAGGTATGCGAATCAGAGATGATGATCAACCTTTTCAACCTGGTGAGTTTAGAGATGTTGATGCACCTGGTGGAAATATCAAAGATCAGTTTCAAATTTTACCATTTAAAGAGCCAAGTGGCACATTATTTCAACTTTTAGGCTTTGTTGTACAAGCTGGTCAGCGTTTTGCGTCAATAACAGACAACGCAATCGGTAATGATGCTCAAAATAGAGCTGTTGGAACGACTATTGCCCTCTTGGAACGTGGTTCTAGGGTCATGAGTGCCATACATAAGCGTTGTTACTATGCGATGAGACAAGAATTTAGGTTATTATCCGATGTTTTTGGCACATATTTACCACCAATCTATCCTTATGCTGTTTATGGTGGCAATAGACTGATAAAATTAGCAGATTTTTCACCAGAAGTCGATGTAATTCCTGTTGCAGACCCAAATATCTTCTCAATGGCTCAAAGAGTGACGTTAGCACAGACACAATTACAGATTGCACAGTCCAATCCACAATTACACAATGTTCGTGAGGCGTATAGAAGAGTATATGAAGCGTTAGGCACGAAACAAATCGATACATTATTAAAACCAGAGAGAATACCCACGCCACTTGATCCTGCAATTGAAAATGCAGAGGCTTTACGAATGGAAATACCTAAAGCGTACCCAGAACAAAATCATGATGCACACATTATAGCTCATACCTCTTTTATTAAGAGTAGAATGGTACAAATTAATCCTATGGTGTACGCATTATTACAAGCTCATATATCCGAACATATATCTTTTAAGGCTAGAGCATTAATACTACAAGAATTACAAGCTAAACCAGAAACATTAAAGTTACAGCAAGATAATCCTCAAGCGTTTTTGGTCATAACAGAATCAATGATCGCTGATAAGATTGCACAATTAACATCTGAGTTACAACTACTAGAAAGTTCTGAAGAAAAGAAAGACCCACTTGTACAATTAAAGCAACAAGAGATAGATTTACGAGCATTAGATATGCAACGTAAAATTCAAGAACACGTTGATAAAGAAGAAAGAGTAATGGGTGAGTTTAATGAGAAAATGGATTTAGAAAGAATGAAACGAGAAGATGCAGAAGAGGCTTCTGAAGAAAGAATACGAATAGCAGAAGAAAAATTAAAAGTAGCAAGGGAGAAAAACAATGAACAAAAGAAGTAAAGCGTTACCACCAGAAAAAGGTCCTACTCCTCAAGGATTGAAAAATGGTGATGAAATAAAAGTTGGTAAAGGACTTAAATTTCGTTCTGGAGATATATCTTATGAAAAAAGTTTAAAACCAGGCACAGATGCTAAAATTACTTACGACACTAAAAAGAAAGAAGTTAAGAATGTTAAATTAAGAACTGATATTCTTGGTGGTGATTTAGTAGTTGGAAAAGACAAATATAGCACGACAGCAAATTACTCAAAAGATTTATTAAAAGGTAGTGTAAATATTAGTGCATATAAGACACCAAAAGACCAAGGTATCGGTTTTCAATTCGTGAAAAAATTTCAAATAGGAGCATTATCAGATTTAGGTTGTCCTCATCGTGAAAATGGTGTACAAGGTAGTAATATTAAAGGTGTAAAACCTATACAAGTAAAGGGCAAAAAATTTATTGGTGTTAAGTGATAGCTGGTGATTCAACAGAATACGAATTTATAACAGAAGAAATAGCAAAGTTAAACCTACCTCCTGTAGTATTGACTTGTGAAATAGGTTTGCGTAGAGGACTAGGTTCTAAAACTATTATGGATGCTGTTATCGCAAAAGGTGCAGAATATTATAGGCACATAGCTGTTGATCCTTATGGTAATTTAAATTATCAGCACTATGATGACAGACCTCCGTACACAGCAGATTACACAGACAATATGAAAGTAGAAACATTGTATGATTTAGTAAAGTATAAAGAGTTTGCTTTCTTTGAGTTTCCTGATACATATTTTTTTGAAACAATGAAAAATGGTTATCCGATAAGTATTGACGGACAAGTGTATATGAAAGATACATATTCAGTTGTACACTTAGACGGACCTCATACTACCAACGCAGTTAATCACGAGATTAATTTTTTTATGAGGTGTATGGAAGATGAAAGTTTAATTATTTTAGATGACCATAAAACTTATAATACAAAAACTATAGATTGGTCTTTAGAAAAATTAGGATTCGTTAGAGTAAAAGAAGGCGAAAGAAAGTTAATATTTAAAAGGAGTAAATAATGGCATTACTAAGTTTAATAGGACCTGCTACAAAGTTGATAGGAAAGTTTGTTAAAGATAAAGACTTACAACAAAAGTTGAGCCACGACATAGCCACTATGGCAGAAAAACACGCACAACAGTTGGCACTGCAACAAATAGAAGTTAATAAAGCTGAAGCAAAAGGCAACTGGTTTCAATCATCGTGGAGACCCCTCATCGGCTGGATTTGTGGACTATCTCTAGCTATTAACTATATGGTCTCACCGATTATGGCAGGTTTTGGTGTAGATATACCACAAGCTGACATGACGGTCATGATGCCTCTTTTATTTGGTATGTTAGGAATTTCAGGATTACGCAGTTTTGACAAGTATAAAAAAACAGATACTAAAAAGTAATGAAAAAAAATAACGATGATTTTGTTACAGCTACTTTTGTAATTTATGTAATTGTAACTATGTGTTTCTTAACTTATATTACCTACTGAAATGCCAAAAAAAATACATCACTTTGTTAAGTTAGAAACAAAAAAAATAAAAAGAAGATATAAACCAAAAGCATTAAGACACAGGAAAAAATTAGGACCTAAAAATCATTTAAGAATTTTTTGTTAGACAAGATATAAAGTATGTATGACATAGATACAGTAGTAGCAATAAGAGATATAATTAAGAAGGAAATAGAGATCGCTAAAGATAATATCGTATATGGTGTAGACACACAAGAAAGTTTACATTATGCTAGAGGCAGACTCAATGCTTTAGAAGCGTTGCTACAGGAATTAAAAAACCTGCAAAATAGAGAGGAACTATGAAACTAATTACGCCTAGAAAGTACAAAACATCTGAAAAAGATGCTGTTCCAAAAGGCAAGGAACAAACAGAAGAATATTTAGAATTAATACCAAACCCAGTAGGATATAGATTATTAGTAAGACCTTGGTCAGGACAGAAAAAAACTGACGGAGGAATTATTCTATCTGATCAAACAAAAGAAACCATTGAGATGACAACTGTTGTTGGTTTAGTTATTAAGATGGGAGACTTGTGTTATAAAGACAAAGATAGATTTCCAAATGGACCTTGGTGCAAAGAAGGTCAGTTTGTAATTTATGGTCGATATGCTGGTGCAAGATTTAAAACTAAATATGGAGAACACCGAATATTAAACGATGATGAAATTATTGGAACAATTAAAAAACCAGAGGACATCCTCGCACTATTTTAAGGAGATAGTATGCAAGAACAATTAAAACTTAATAGAGAAGATGAACCAATTTCTGTTGGTGAAGATGCTCACGAAGAAAAAGAATTAAAAGTAGAACAAAAAACAGAGGAGGAAAAACCAAAACTTGAAGAAGTAGATTTAGGTTACACTGATCCTAATAAAAAAGAAACAGAAGCAAAAGTTGTAGATGAAAAAAAGACGGAAGAGAAGCCTTCTAATTTAAATGAAATATCCTCTAGTGTGCAACGAAGGATAGACCAACTCACAAAAAGATATAGAGAAGCAGAGAGAAGAGAAAAAGCTGCTCTTGATTACGCTAAAGGTATACAAGATAAATATAAAAAAGCTGAAACAACTTTAAACACAGTTGATGATAATTATTTAAAAGAGTTTGATGCAAGAATAGAGGCTCAAAGAGAACAAGTAAAAAGTAATCTAAAAAACGCAATACAAAATAATGATGCAGATAAAATTATGGAAGCTAATGACTTATTAGCTAGATTATCTGTAGAAAAAGAAAAAGCTAGAATACTTCAGGATAAAAAGAAAGAAGAGCAAGAAACAAAAAAAACACAACCTGAAACAACAGAACAGCAACAACCACAACCACAAAAAAGAGAGCCTTCACCAAAGGCTACTAGTTGGGCAGATAAAAATACTTGGTTTGGAAAAGATAAAGTTCTTACAAATGCAGCTTATGGAATTCACGAAGATTTAGTCGCACAAGGGTTTGACCCAGAGAGTGATGACTACTATAATGAAATAGATTTCAAAATGAGGGAATATTTTCCCAATAAATTTGAACAAGAAAAACGACCTACGCAAACAGTCGCTTCGGCTGGTAGAAAACAAGAAGGTCGCAGAACTGTGAAACTCACTCGGTCACAGGTAGCAATAGCTAAAAAGTTGGGAGTGCCTTTGGAAGAATATGCCAAATTTGTTAAATAGGAGTCATTATGGACAAACTAAATAGAAACTCACGAACTTCCACAGTGAGAGAGACCAGAAAAAAACAGTGGATGCCACCATCAAGTCTAGATGCACCCCCTGCACCAAAAGGGTTTAAACATCGTTGGATTAGAACTGAAACTATGGGTCAAGAAGATACAGGTAATGTATCTAAGAAACTTAGAGAAGGTTGGGAATTTGTTAGAGCTGAAGAGATCAAAAGTCAAATCGGACAACACGATTATCCAGTAATTAGCGATGGTAAATATCAGGGGTTGATAGGAGTTGGTGGACTCGTGTTGGCGAGGATACCTGAAGAAATAGTCGAGCAACGCAAGAATTATTATCAAAATAAGACTAAAAATCAACAAGAAGCCGTTGACAACGATATTCTAAGGGAACAACGACCAGAGATGCCTATAAATATTGATAGACAATCTCGTGTAACTTTTGGTGGTGGTCGTAAGTCTTAGACAAGACGACTGCTGTATTTTGAACAATAGCCTATATTTACAAGGAGGTAAAACATGGCAAACGTAAGTGAAAAATTTGGTCTTAGACCATATAAAACACTTGGTGGACACGCATGGAATAACCAACAAAATGAATATCCTATTGCTTCAGGTGAAAGTACAGCTATATTTCAAGGTGATTTAGTTGTGCCTACTGGTGCTGGAAATATTGAAAGATATGATGTTTCTGGTGGAGCCACTGTGAAGCCAATTGGTGTATTTAATGGGGTATTTTATACTGACCCAACAACCAAGAAACCAACATTTAGCAATTATTATCCTGGTAGCATTACTGCTTCTGATATTGTTGCTAATGTAATTGACGATCCTAATACTTTGTTTTTAATTGATGCAGATGCTGCTTTTACAAGAGCTGGTCTGTTTAAAGGTTATAAAACAACTAATGTGACTGGTAATACAGATACTGGTATATCGAAAGTACAGTTAGATGTAAGTGAAACAGATACAACTAACAATTTTCCGATTATGGCAGTAGACATTTGTAAAGATGTTAACAATGAAGACACTGGAAACGCTAATGCAAATGTAATCGTCAAGATTCAGAATCATTTCTTTTTACATAACTCAACAGCCGATACTGGCTTAGCATAAGGGGAATAGAATATGGCGATATCTAGATCACAATTAGTGAAAGAGTTAGAACCAGGCTTGAACGCATTATTCGGTCTGGAATATAACAGGTATGAAAATGAACACGCAGAAATATTTACATCTGAAGCATCTGACAGAGCTTTTGAAGAAGAAGTAATGTTATCAGGTTTCGGTAGTGCTCCAGTAAAAACAGAAGGTTCAAATGTTACTTTTGATCAAGCAACTGAAAGTTTTACTGCAAGATATACACACGAAACTATAGCGATGGCATTTGCTATTACTGAAGAAGCTATCGAAGATAATCTTTACGACAGATTAGCAGCAAGATACACAAGAGCTTTAGCTAGAAGTATGGCTAACACAAAACAAGTTAAAGCTGCAAATGTATTAAACAATGCTTTTGATAGTAATTTCACTGGTGGTGATGGTAAAGAATTATGTTCTTTACTACATCCATTAGCTAGTGGTGGTGTATTAGAAAATACTCTAAACACTGCTGCTGACCTTAGTGAAACATCTATTGAACAGTCTTTGATAGACATTGCTGCTTTCGTAGATGAAAGAGGTTTAAAAATTGCTTTACAAGGAGTGAAATTAATAATTCCAAAAGAATTACAGTTCACTGCTGAGAGAATTTTAAAATCTCCACAAAGAGTAGGTACAGCAGATAATGATATTAATGCTATGGCAAACATGGGAATGATCCCACAAGGTTATAGAGTAAATCATTATTTGACTGATGTTGATGCTTTCTTCATTATGACTGATGCTCCTAATGGATTAAAACAATTTGTTAGAAGTCCAATCAAGACAGCTATCGAAGGTGACTTTGATACTGGTAATGTAAGATTTAAGGCAAGAGAAAGATATTCATTTGGATTCTCCGATCCTAGAGGTATTTTTGGCTCACCTGGTGCAGCTTAAAAACTTCTTGAATAAACTAAGAAAAGAGGACTTACATAGTCCTCTTTTTTTTTGTATACTGTTATTACCAAGAATTTCATAACTGATATAGACAGGCTTGGCTGACATCCCTAGAGGACTATATCTTTTAACTAGGAGCTAAAATGGCAAACACAACTTTTTCAGGTCCAGTCCGTTCAAAGGGTGGATTTCAAACAATAAACGAAAATAGCACTACAGGTGCTATAACGCAAACTGGTTTTTCAGTTAACTCAACTGGACAACTAATATCATTAGGCAATAGAAAAATACAAACTTTTGCTATTAGTCTTGCAGATACTAACGCAGCTTCTGTTACTTATGCAGATAATGACGTTCTTGTAGAACTCGGTGAATTAAATACAGATCATCCAGATGCTTTAGTAACAGCAACTAAATTTTTTATTCACAAAGTAGTTTTAGGTATTACCACAGCTGCTGCTAGTGATGCTAATTCTTTAGCAAATTTACAATTAAGTGCAACATCAGGAACAGCTACTAATACTGCCATCTCTTCTGGAACAGAAATTGTTGGTGCAGGTGTAGCATCATTCAATCCAAGAATATCTGCTACTGATTCAGTAACAGAGGTTGATATTAATTTAGATGATACTGCTGGTAACTTTCACGTATTTGCACCAAACATTAGTGCACCTATTGCAAGTAAAAATTTATATATGTGTGCTGGTGATGCTTGTGATACAGCTTTGACAGCTTTTCGTGGTACTCTTGAAATAGAATACTCAGTATATTAAATAGATAAGGAGATAAATTATGGGTTTACAACTACAAGTTAAAACCTTTAAACCAGCATCTGCTTCTACCACAAGTGTGGCTGCTGCTCAAACTCTTGGAGGGTCAGGTAATTTGACTTTAGCATCAGCAGCTTCCACTGGAGCTTATGCAGGCACAAATGTTGGTTCTACTATTAGTTTAACTTCTACTGGAGACATATCTGACAGAACATTTACTGTTACTGGAACAGATGCCTCTGGTTCGACTATTACGGAGGATATAACTGGTCCTAATAACACTACTGTTACTGGTAGTGTATTCTTTTCTACTGTAACACAAATAGCAGTAGATGGAGCAGTAGGTACAAATACTTCTGCTGGTAATGGTGCAGATACAGTTGGAGCTATATTTACTGGAGCAACAAGAGTTAAAGGTGCACAAATCACTACAGGAGGAACTGTGGCAGATATTAGTTTTAAAGAGTCTTCTCAAACAGGAACTACTAAATTTTTTTATACTGTGGCTACTACCACAAAGGATTATATGGAGCCTTATATACCTGATGAAGGTATTTTGTTTAGAGAAGGAGCTTTTATAGATTTACCCTCAGGTAGTGTTGTTAGTGCGACAGTATACTATGGATAAATACACAGCAGAGCTTCTTGGTTTTAAAGAAGGTGGTATGCCACCAAAGACCAAGAAGTACTTCAGGTCTACTGAGTCTGGAGCAGGAATGACTCAAA